CAGCGGCGCCTGGGGCAGCAAAACCGGACGAGCTTGCTAATATTAAAAAGAATGCTGGCGTTCCAGCAGCACCCACAGGAGTTCAAGCACAAGGCGATGACGATGGTAACACAATGATTACTCGTCCGGATGGTAGCACTATGGTAGTAGGTCCAGATGGAAATGCTATTAAACCAGGAACAAATCCTAATTTACCAACTAACAAAGCACAGGCAGCAGCCCTTGCATCGGGGCAACCAGACGATGTAGCTGGTGTTGATAAAGCAGTGGCAGCGAATGCGGCAGCTCCGGCGGCACCTGCACAAGCCGCAAGTCCTGCGGCAGCGAAACCAAAAGTAATGGCCAAGTCAGACCCAGCTGTACTGAAGATTCAACAAGATCTGATTGCCAAAGGTGCAAAGATCAAAGCTGACGGAGTAATGGGGGATGCAACTCGCGCGGCGCAAAAGCAGTTCGGCGGCGGCCAAGCGGCAAGCCCAGCAGCTAAACCTGCAGCACCAGCAGCTGGAGCGCCTGCACCAAGTTTGATCAATCGATTTAGAGCATCTCGAGGACTTCCAACATCTGAAGCAGTATCAGTACCTACTACTGCACAGGTTGTCCAAGCAAAAGATGATCAGATACTTGCAATAATTCGAAATATTCGAGTATAACAAAAAGCACCCCTGGGGTGCTTTTTTTAATGCCAATTGCCATTCATACAATGCAGTAATTCATGTCCAAGTACATGCATACTTGTAGTCTTTGGTACAATAATAGTGCATTGAGTTTTGTCAGTATTCCAAAAAGCACAACTGTTTACTCCGTAGCCAAACCCCCCAAACCCCCTAGTTTTGCTTTCCTTTTCACAAATACCTTGCACATTATCTGTGGCAATGATTGTGGTTTGAATTTTAGTGCTGTTCACAGGGAATTTTCGATCAGCTTTGTCCCATGCCTCAAAGGTCTGAGCAGACACAGTATTTGAACAAATTAACAAACTAATTAGTAAAGATTTTTTCATATGTGTTGCTTTGTGTAGCTAAGTATGTTATAATTATATAATAAATTTAAAGGATTGTCAATGAGTACACGCATGTATGGACCCGAAGAAAAAGCCAAATTAGAACGTTTAATCAACGAAGGCAGTACCGTTTTACGTGAAATTGAGGACTTAAAAGAAGGGCTCAAAGAAACGGTTAAAGCAGTAGCAGAAGAATTGGAAGTTAAACCCAGTATTATCAACAAGGCTATTGCTATTGCACATAAAGACAATTGGAAAGAACACGAACAAGCGTGGAATGACATTGAGATGATTTTGGGAGTAACCAATAGGTTACCAGAGTAATGGATGTTATCAAAAGTATATATAGTTGGGCCAAAAATGATTACAATGAATGGCCTACTCGTTTTACTTTAGAAATCACAGCATGGTTCATGAGTCTCGGCTGTTCTCTAACATTAGCGGCTGCGGCAACTGATCCATTGTTCCTTTATCTCTATCCAATCTTTATTGCACAATGTGCAATCTTTGGGTGGGCCGCTTGGACACGTAAGAGTACAGGCATGGTAGCTAACTACCTACTACTAGTCACTATTGATCTAGTAGGCTATGTTAGACTACTAAATACGTAATAGAAGGGCAGGCGGGCCATAATCCGCACATTGGTGTTTGCAAGCCGTAAATTGCATAGGAGAAAATAATTTGTATGTAGACGCATTCTTTCAGCGCGACGCTGATATTGTAAAAATTGTAGAACGTAGTACAGAGGGGAAACGAGTATTCAAAGAGTTTCCAGTACGCTACACGTTCTATCACACAGACCCTCGAGGCAAGTTCCAAAGCATTTATGGAGAGCCACTAAGCAGGGTCGTTTGTAGAAACTCAAAAGACTTCCGTAAAGAACTATCCATTCATAACAATAAAAAATTGTATGAAGCAGATATTAATCCAATCTTTTCAACACTTAGTGAAAATTATTTAAACGCAGAACCTCCAAAACTCAATGTAGCGTTCTGGGACATTGAGGTGGACTTTGATCCAGAACGTGGCTATGCAAGTCCTGAAGATGCATTCATGCCAATTACTGCGATTGCTGTTCACCTACAATGGATAGACACCCTGGTCTGTTTAGCTATTCCACCAAAGAAGATGAGTGTAGCAGAAGCAGAAGAACTTGTTAAAGACTTGCCTAATACACACATCTTTGACAACGAAGCAGACTTATTAGATACATTTCTAAACTTGATCCAAGATGCGGATGTACTTAGTGGTTGGAACAGTGAAGGCTTTGATATGCCATATACTGTTAATCGTATCACTAAAGTACTCAGCAAAGACGACACACGCAGACTATGCCTGTGGGATCAATATCCTAAAAAACGTGAATACGAAAAATATGGAAAAAAGGCTATTACTTATGACCTGGTTGGTCGTGTACACTTAGATAGTCTTGAACTATACCGCAAGTACACCTATGAAGAACGTCACACCTACCGATTGGACGCCATTGGAGAAATGGAAGTAGGCGAAACTAAGACACAGTACGAAGGCACACTGGATCAGTTGTATAACAATGACTTCCGCAAGTTTGTTATCTATAACAGACAAGATACTGCACTATTAGATAAACTTGATAAGAAGCTCAAGTTCTTAGACTTGTCTAATACACTGGCACATGAGTGTACTGTGCTACTACAGACCACAATGGGTGCTGTGGCTGTGACTGAGCAGGCCATTATCAATGAAGCTCACAAGCGTGGATTCCAAGTTCCTAATCGTCCAGTACGAGATGAAGAAGCAGATAATTCAGCTGCCGGTGCTTATGTTGCCTATCCAAAAGAAGGCATTCATGACTGGATTGGTTCTCTGGACATTAACAGTCTGTATCCGAGTGCGATTCGTGCATTGAACATGGGGCCGGAAACTATTGTTGGGCAGTTACGTCAAACAATGACACAGGAGTACATTGATAACCTAGTGGCCAAAGGCAAATCGTTTGCTAGTGCATGGGAAGGTATGTTTGGCAGTATTGAATACACTGCTGTAATGAATCAGGAAGTTGGCACGGAGATTACTATTGACTGGCAAGATGGCAGTGTTGACATACTCAGTGCTGCCGAAGTGTACAAATTAATCTTTGACAGTAATCAACCATTTATACTCAGTGCCAATGGCACACTCTTTACATACGAAACAGAAGGTATTATTCCTGGCTTGTTAAAGCGTTGGTATGCAGAACGTAAAGAGATGCAGGCCAAACTAAAAGATACAATTAAAGCAGGTAATAAGATTGAAGAAGAATATTGGGACAAACGACAGCTCGTTAAAAAGATTAACCTTAATAGTCTGTATGGTGCCATTCTTAACCCTGGTTGTCGCTTTTTTGATAAGCGTATTGGGCAGTCGACTACCTTAACAGGCCGTGCTATTGCTCGTCATATGGCTGGCAAGGTTAATGAGATTATCACAGGTGAAAATAGTCACACTGGCAAAGCTATTATCTATGGTGATACTGACTCATGTTACTTTAGTGCATATAAGACGCTAAAGAAAGAGATTGATACTAAACAGATCCCGTGGTCAAAAGAAAGTGTTGTTACGCTCTATGACCAAATTGGTGAAGAAGTCAACAAGACATTCCCACAGTTTATGTTAGATGCGTTTCATTGTCCAAAGACTCGCGGAGAAGTTATTAAAGCAGGTCGTGAGCTGGTAGCAATCAAAGGCTTGTTCATTACCAAGAAACGTTATGCCGTATTGTACTATGACAAGGAAGGCAAACGTAGTGATATAGAAGGTAAGCCAGGTAAGATCAAGGCCATGGGCTTAGATCTGAAACGTAGTGATACGCCAGAATTTATTCAAAACTTCTTAAGTGATGTGTTGGAAAAAGTCTTAACTGGTACTACTGAACAAGAAGTGTTGGACTTCATTACTGAATTCCGCACTAACTTTAAAATACGTCCAGGTTGGGAGAAAGGTTCGCCCAAACGTGCTAACAATATTTCAGCATATCGCGGCAAGGAAGAGAAAGCAGGCAAGACCAACATGCCCGGACACGTTCGTGCAAGTCTTAACTGGAATACTCTAAAGCGTATGATGGACGACAAGTATTCAATGAGTGTTACTGACGGTGCTAAAGTAATCGTTTGTAAGCTCAAAGATAATCCACTGGGGTTTACTAGCGTAGCCTATCCAGTAGATGAGCTTAGACTGCCCCAGTGGTTTAAGGATTTGCCATTTAATCACGAAGAAATGGAACAGACGATTATTGATAACAAGTTGGATAACCTAATTGGTGTTCTCAATTGGGATATCAGATCAACCGAACAGACAAATACTTTCAATAAATTATTTGACTTCTGACACAAAAACCTATATACTATATTAATACAAAGGAAAAATTATGCAAGATATTTTAAAAGACCTCGTAGGACATACACACAGCTTGGGCTTTTTGCCACTAGTTAAAATTACTGGTGATAAAGACACAGTAATTGAATCTATGGCTGAAGACCGTAGTGTTATTGTCACTGCTAAAACACACAAAGCAGTTGACGAGTTTGACGGTGTATTCGGTATGCCTAACTTAGACAAGTTAGCACTACATTTGAAAAATCCAGAATACAAAGATGGTGCTAACATTGAAGTAGTACGCTCACAACGTAATGGAGTAGAAATTCCAACTAGCCTACACTTTGAAAATGCCGCTAAAGACTTTAGAAATGATTATCGTTTCATGAACAGTGACATTATTAATGAGAAATTAAAGTCAGTTAAATTCAAAGGCGCAAGTTGGGATGTTGAATTTGAGCCTAGTGTAGCCAGCATACAACGCTTACGCCTACAAGCGGCAGCTCACACAGAAGAACAAACCTTCCAAGTTAAAACAGAAGGTGGTAATCTAGTGTTCTTCTTTGGTGATGCAAGTACACACGCAGGATCATTTGTGTTCCATGCTAACATAGATGGCAAGTTAAAGCAGACATGGTCATGGCCTGTGAATCAAGTTATGGCAATTCTTGCACTTGGCGGTGACAAGACTATGCGTATTGCAGACGCAGGCGCTATGCAAATTACAGTAGACAGTGGATTGGCAGAATACAACTACATTCTACCAGCACAGAGCAAGTAATGGAAACTAAAAAACGAACAGTTGTAAGAATGTTAACATACCGTGTTACAGCATGGTTGTTTACTATCCTATGGACATATTTGTTTACAGGAGATATTACTAGTGCTACAGGTTTTGCCACAGCACTACACATTCTCCTGAGTATCGATTACTATATTCACGAAAGAATATGGCTTAAAATTAAATGGGGTAAAACAGAATGACATTAGAACAAATAGTATGGGCCACTAGTGCCGCAGTACTACTAGTAGCAATTACATATCATCAAACAGGTTGGGATAAAATTCGTGAAAGCTACGGCATGTGGTTTACTAAAGAATACTGGGATCACTTTTATAATAAAGTTGAAGCGGCTAGTTGGACTGCTAAAGCATTGATTATTATTCCAGGTTTAATCTTTAGTGTGTCAATATGGCAACTCTACTGGCTTACCCTTTTGACAAGTCTAACATTAATTTGGGCAAGTAATAAAAAGTTATTACCGACCTTAGTAGCATTTAATACTATGTGGGCTTGGTTAAGCTGTATGGTATTAGCACAACATTTAATATGAATAAAAACTTAACAGCAACGCAAAGCGACTACGCATACTTCTTGCCGGCCACGTCAGGTTTCTACTCAACGTTCATAGGAAAACAACGCTATGGAAACTATGTAGATCCTGCACGTATACCTCCAAGTTTAGCAAATGGTGTAGAAAGTCTCAATTATCTTAATCCAGATAAAGGTGCGTTCTACTTTGATCATTGCCTATACTCTGCAGGACATGCTAACTTAGATCTTACTAAACCAGATGAAACTGAAGATATGTTTCGAAATAGAGACCGCAGTACTAGCTGGGTCTTAGGTGACTCAGGTGGATTCCAGATTGGTAAGGGTGTATGGGAAGGTGAGTGGCGTGACCCTACAGGACCAGAAGTTGCGGCCATGTGGGCAGAAGTCAATGCCAAAGGCGTTGAGCTAGTTCCACAAGTACATCCTACTGGAGATCCTAAAACTGATAAGAATGGTAATCAAAAGTTTACCAAGGTAGATCATCCTAAACTGTATCAAGCCCGGTTAGATGCAGCACAGAAGAAGCGTGAACAAGTGTTAACTTGGATGGACACGCTAATGGACTATGGTATGGTACTTGATATTCCAGCGTGGGTAGAACGTAGTCCAGCAGGACGTAAGGCGACTGGCATTGAATCATATCAACAGGCAGTTAATGCTACACGCTTTAATAACGAATACTTTATTAAACATCGCAATGGCAACTGCAAGTTCTTAAATGTTTTGCAAGGTGAAACACACGAACAAGCGGATGATTGGTATCAACAGGTCAAAGACTTTTGCGATACTAAGATCTACGGTGCTAAAGCATTTAATGGCTGGGGCATGGGCGGGCAGAACATGTGTGATATTCACCTTGTGCTTAAACGTCTAGTGGCTCTACGTTTTGATGGTCTACTAGAACAGGGTCAACATGACTGGATGCACTTCTTAGGTACATCAAAGTTAGAGTGGGCTGTGCTACTAACAGACATTCAACGTGCTGTACGCAAATATCATAATCCAGACTTTACTATATCGTTCGACTGTGCTAGTCCGTTCTTAGCCACTGCCAATGGACAGATATATATCAACACAGAAACTGAAGACCGCACTAAATGGGTCTATCGTATGCAGGCGAGTGCGGATGATAAGAAGTATGCTACCGATAGTCGTTTGTTTAAGGATGCAGTATTACAAGATAAGATTTTTGAGAAGTTTGAATCAAGTCCAATTATTGATCAAATGCAAATGAAAGAAATTTGCATCTATGCCCCAGGCGACCTAAATAAGAATGGTAAAGAAGGTGCAACTAGTTGGGATTCATTTAGCTATGCACTGATGATGGGGCATAATGTTTGGATGCATTTGAACGCAGTGCAGGAAGCCAATCGTCAATATGATTTGGGCAAATTGCCTGCCATGTTAGTTGACGAACGCTTCGATAGAGTGTATTATAAGGACATAGTGGAAGCAATCTTTGCTTGTGATAACAGAGACGATGCTAATGCCATTGTTGAGTATTACAGTAAGTTTTGGATGACTATCATCGGCACACGTGGTGCAACTGGCAAGAAGACTGTCAATGCACATACTAAAGCTGAAGAATTTGGTATTCCTACTGCGGATTTTTCCGATTTAAGAATAGTTAAAAACGAAGAACCTAAAGAAAATAACTTTATGGATTTATTTGAATGACGATGCCCGACGAGAGATTCCGTGCAGTAGTACAGACTGAAAAGTTCTTGAAAGAGATACTTGCTACTCCACGAGTTCCTAAGAATATTAAAGATGGTGCTCGTTGGTGCTTGCGTCATTATCCTAGTCATTGGGATATGACAATGGCAGCAGAAGGTGCTCCGGACCATTTTCAAGAAACAATGGAACCAGTGACTAGACTTTTTAAACAATACGAAGAAGGCAAAAAGAATGAAGCGTGATTATGCAGACGGTGTAGCAGAAGATGTAATTTACTTTATTGGCAATGAAATAGAGCATACTCCTGCATTTGGTATGCGTACACTATTCGTTACTGGTGTTCAACCAGTAGATGAAATTGCATCAAAGTTAAATGGATGTACACATATCTTTTTTGGTGCTAATCATAGTTTCAATCCAGCACATAACGATTACAATGGCTGGAAGGCATGGGAAGACATGATCCAATTCTTCCTTGACAAAGGTTATCTATGCAGTTTAGATATCCCAATCAGTGCTGTAGAAGAATTTAATGATGGTGGATTAAATGAGCATAACAACTTTATTCCACAAATAAGAGTTCCAATTCCTTACTTAAAATTATGGAATTATAATACAATGCTTAAAATCGATGACAAAGATTTTAATGCAACAAATCCTGGGGTGTGGTCAGTGCCAATGGGTGCCATAACTCAGCGTAAGTACTTTACCCCATGGCGCAATTATAACAATGATGAGATTATCAAATGAACGAGACTCAAGCTCAACAACTAATAGATGCAGTAACCAGACAAAATCAATTGCTTGAAGGCATTGATTGGAAACTGTGGGAATTATTTAAACACATAGTTCCACAGGAAGAAAAGAAATGATTATTCGGCAAGACGTTAGACCTAACAAAATGATCTGGGTCACCTTTAACAAAGAAGGTATGCACAAATATCCGGCCGCACTAACAGATCCTAACCTAGCAACAGGTGATGAATATGATGTTAGTTTCTTAGGCTATCCACATCGTCACATCTTTCACTTTAAAGTATGGATTGGTGTCACACATGACGATCGTGATATTGAGTTTATTCAGTTCAAACGATGGTTGCTAAATCTTTACAAAGATAGTATACTAGCGTTAGACTACAAAAGTTGTGAAATGATGTCTGGAGATTTATATCAACAGATTTCACAAAAGTATCCCAACCGTGAGGTTTGGATTGAGGTCTCCGAAGACGGGGAAAATGGTTCATTTATTAAGTATTAATAGGAAAAGCTAAAATGGCTAAGAATTATCGCGACACTAACTATTTCGAAAATCGTCCGGACATCGTTAAGATTTTTGATGACTTGGAAAAGTTTAAAGACTTCTGTCGCTTTGAACTGTGTGATTTTAATGAAGCTAATCTCTACAATAGAGATAGTCAAGTGTGGAACAATTACTACCACAGCACACGACCGCGTCGCCCACGTGGTGAGTACAATAACAATCGCGGCGAGTACAATCGCAGTGGTAATCAAAATCGTAACTATCAACGTTAATGATCTATATTGTCGATTTAGAATCGGTAGACACTAGGTACACAGGTCAATGGAAGACCCATGTACCTGAGTTACTAGAAAAGGCTGAACACCATGTCAACATTATATCAGGTCCTACGGACATTCCTAGTGCTACCACTCCTGGTGCATTTCTCAACTTTGGCGGAACTAATATATACAAAGCTAGTCAAGTTGAGCAGATGGGCCGTTTATTTTGTAGCGGATCCGTTAATCCCGGCGATCATTTTGTGTTTACTGATGCTTGGCATCCAGGTATCCTTAATCTAAAGTACATGAGTGAGTTGCTGGGCATTCCAGTGACAACACACGGCTTATGGCATGCTGGCAGCTACGATCCCCAAGACTTCCTAGGACGTCTTGTTGGTAAGAAGAAGTGGGTGAGGCATGCGGAGAAAAGTTTCTTCCATGCGTTTGATCACAACTACTTTGCTACTGACTTTCATATTAGAATGTTTGTGGATAACTTGTTAGAAGATGGTTATAAGAGTGAGAATCCTTGGTATGAGGAAGATTATGATGACTATCAAACTAGTGGTAAGATTGTTCGCACAGGCTGGCCTATGGAGTATTTTCAGGATACACTTGCGCCTTATAAAGGAATGAAGAAACGAGACATGATCTTGTTTCCGCACCGTATTGCTCCAGAAAAGCAGGTTGATATTTTTAGAGACTTAGCCACACATCTGCCGCAATATGAGTTTGTTGTTTGTCAAGATACGCAACTTACTAAGCATGAGTATCATACACTGTTAGGTGAAGCTAAGATGGTGTTCAGTGCTAATCTACAAGAGACATTGGGTATTAGCTGGTATGAAGGTGCAGTAGTAGATGCTGTTCCGTTAGTACCTGATCGACTCAGCTATAGCGAAATGGCATTTGATACATTCAAATATCCTAGTGAGTGGACTGAGAGTTTTGCGGCATACGAGAAACATCGTCCTCAGTTGTGTTTTGCCATAATGCAACACATGGATTATTATGATACTCGATTGCCGCAAATACAAAAACAAGTAGAGATATTACATGAGCAATTCTTCTCAGCAAAAGAACTCGTTAGACGACTTACTAACTGATTCTCTTATTACACTAAGTGGTACAGGCACTAGTACTTTTACATATACAGGATCGAGTGATTATTCGCATACTTACGACTCTACTAGTATGTCTACTATTACGCTAAGTCCTTCTACTTATAGTATTGGGACTATAAGTCCCGTTATAAGCACTGTTTCAATTGACAGCTCTCAGTTCTCATGGAACGTACCAGTAGAATGGGTTGGCACATTTCCTGAATGGGATAGAGTAGAAGACATGTGTAAGAAATATCCCGCACTTGAGATAGCTCTTAGAAATTTTAAAACTGTTTATCAATTAGTAAAGGACGACTATGATAATCCAACTCCTAAAAAATAAATTCTTTAACTGGTTAGAACAACATGATCGCAAAAGAATCATTATGGATAGAACTAGCGAAGAGCCTTTGCTCACACGTTACTACATCTTTCTTAAAGACCGAGCAAAGTTTCCTTTTAACGTGTTCATTCATAAATTTCATAAGTCAGATCCCGATGATGTGCATGATCATCCATGGCCTTACGCTACTCTAATACTAAAAGGTGGGTACTATGAATGGACTCCTGTATTCGATGGAGAAGGAAAGAAAATTGCAGAAACCTGCTCATGGAGAGGGCCTGGACATTTTCGTTTTTGTAGTGCTAACAGCTATCATCGCATTGAGCTTGACCCTAACATAACAGCCTGGACTATGTTTATGCCAGGTCCACAAAAGAGAGAGTGGGGCTTTCTTGTAAAGAATAAATGGATACACAATGAGCACTATCTTGAAGAACGCCGTCAGTAATGGATTAGTTGGCAGCACTGTGTCTGTTGGATATGGTGCTATTCCGCCGGCCGCACCACTAACTATTGGAAAAGCGTATACCACTAATACTATAGCAGGACAATTTTTAACAAGTGGGTCTAACGGTACATCGTGGTCTAATTCAAATGACACTGTTCTAAAGGTTAATCAAAGTCCGCCAGAATTAGAAGTCAAAGGTCGGCTGGTGCTTAACGGTGTCGACTTAGAAGAACGGTTAAACACAATTGAAAAAGTCTTGTGTATTCCAGAAAGAGATGTTATACTAGAAAAGAAGCACCCAAAGCTAAAGAAATTGTATGATGAATACATTGCGGCATTGGGAAAGTATAGAACATTCGAAGCAATAAAGGAATCAAAATAATGTTACACGAATCAATTAAGTTAAATGAATTTATGGCTAAAGAAGAAGCCGGTTTTAGACTTAGAGTCAAACATTGGAAGTGTGCCGGTCCCGTTGATCTAAACAGCCTCGAATTTACACAAGAGTGTATTGATGTAAATGGTGAGGTAAATTTTAGCTCTACGTATAACTTTTTCCTAACCAATGATGAAATAAAATCATTGTGTGACGGATTGTTGACAATCAAATAATTATAGTGTTTATATGGCAACTGACTTAGAAAAGGCATTAAATGAAAAACGAGCACCATGGTCTGAAATTGAATACAGAACAAAAGACTTCTGGATCTTCAGAGATGCATATCCAGTTACCCAAGGGCATTTGTTATTTGTGCCTACCCAAGAGTCAAGTAACAATCTCTGGGAGTGCTACAAAGCAGCTTACAAGTTTGGATTCGATGGCATCGAAGCAGAAAAATGGAATGGCTTTAACATCGGACAAAATGTTGGTGAGTCAGCTGGACAAACAGTAATGTATCCGCATGTGCATATGATTCCTCGACGAACGGGCGATATGCCAGATCCACGTGGGGGTGTTAGGCATGTTATTCCAGAGAAAGGAAACTATCGTGTCTCCAAGTGATCATGAAGTTATTGTAGATTGGCGTTGGCAAAGTGGAGAGTTTTGGTGGAATGAAACGTGTGCTATGGTGGTAGAAGTATTTGGATTACCTGGAAACAGATTTGTCTATAAACCGTTTGAAGATTTCATGACCTTTACATTCAAGTCAAAAAAAGATGCAGACCTGTGTCGTATACTACTAAGTGAACGATTATGACAAAGATAGGTATTGTTGGTTTAGGGTTTGTTGGTGAAGCAGTACTCAATGCTTACGAAACTTTGTTTACTAATGTAATTGTTGTGGACATTGATCCGTCTAAATCTACAGGAACATATGCAGATTTGCAAGACTGCGGGGCTGTATTTGTATGTGTGCCTAGCCCTAGTAAAGATTCCGGCGAATGTGATACTAGCATATTAAACTCTGTGCTGTATATGTTGCGTGATTATAAAAATGTTATCATTAGTAAGACCACTGCAACTCCGCAGTTCTACGAAAAGATGCAGACAGTCTATCCTAATCTAGTACACATACCAGAGTTTTTAACAGCCGCTAGAGCTAATCAAGATTATCTTAAAGAACAAAATGTAATCATAGGTGGAAAAATTGCTGCCTATAGAAATGAAGCGGCTCGTATTGTTAAACTGGTGCAGCCAATAACACACGTAGAACATTGTTCAATAGGTGAAGCCGCTTTTGTCAAATATACAATTAACACCTATCTAGCCACTAAAGTAGTGTTTATGAATGAGATGTCAGAGCTAGCAGTAGCACACGGATACGAGTGGGATACAATTAGAATGTATCTAGCAGAAGACAACCGTATTGGCTTGAGTCATATGCAAGTGCCCGGACCAGATGGATACTATGGATTTGGTGGT